GCAACAACGTCGATGGCGCTATGTGGTTAGCTGAAAAAGGAGCTCGTGAAAAGACAAAAGCAGAAGCACAAGCTTTAATTGACGCTGAAGTACAAGCGGCACAAGCAGCTTGGGATGCAATGTCTGATGAAGAAAAAGCTCTACCAACACAGCAAGCAAGACCAGAAGATGTAATATTGCCATAAGGATATTTTAAATGGCAACTTACGAAGACATATACGGTAAGAGAGTAAAAGAATTTGACTCTGAACCCACATTAAATTCAGCTTATGAGGGACAGGTTTGGTACGACAAATCTTCAGGCACATTAAAGTCTGTTGTTTTCTCGGATTCAGTTATTAGTGGTGGTAATATGAATACAGCTAGAGGTTATTTAGCTGGTTTTGGAACTCAAACTGCTTCCGTTATTGCTGGAGGTGCACCCGCTGGAACATTTACTCAAGTAGAACATTACGATGGAATTGGTTGGTCGGAACAAACAGACACACCAACTGGATTTGGAGGTGCAGCTGGAGCAGGAACTCAGACAGCAGGATTAATATTTGGTGGTTATGCACCAGGTTTAGGTGGAATAACTACTACTACTTTAGAATATAATGGTAGTTCTTGGACATCAGGTGGATCTTTAAATACAGCTAGATCATTTCAACAAATGTCAGCTGGAACACAAACAGCAGGACTTGGATTTGGTGGTTATGCACCTGGAGGTGATCGAAGTGAAACTGAAGAGTATGATGGTTCATCTTGGACTGCATCTACAGCAATGCCCGTTGCAAGAGGTCACGCTGGTGGAACAGGAACACAAACAGCGGCATTAACTTTTGGTGGTAGAGTGTCAGGTTCCATTAATAGTACAACATTAAGTTATAATGGATCGTCTTGGACGTCAGAAAATAATTTAGGTACAGCTTTTGGTTTTGGAGGTAGCGCAGGCACACAAACAGCGTCACTTGCAATGGCTGGGAGTTCTACTATACCATTAAATACTACTAACAAAGTACAAGGATATAACGGAACTTCTTGGTCAGAAAAAACAACATTTTCTACAGCTAGAAGATATTTAGCAGGAACAGGGACAGGAACTGCAGCATTAGGTTCAGGTGGGAGACCGCCAGATTCTAATGCAACAGAAGAATTTCATTCAAGTATTAATACAATTACAGCAGCAGCATGGTCTAGCACCCCTGCAGTTAATACAGGTAGAGGTTTATTAGCTGGTGGTGGAACTGCAACAGCAGGATTAATATTTGGTGGTAATACTTCAGCATCAATAAATTATGTAAATAATTCAGAAGAATGGGATGGAACATCTTGGACAGAAGGAAGTGATTTAGCAACAGCAAGAGGTAATGGAATAGGTGGTTGTGGAACTCAAACAGCAGGATTAGCTTTTTGTGGTGATGTTCACCCAACGTCGCCAAGAAATACTGCTGATACAGAAGAATATGATGGTTCATCTTGGTCAGAAGCAAATGACGTAAACACAGCAAGAAGAGGTACAGCTGGAGCAGGGATTCAAACAGCAGCTGTAATGGCTGGTGGTTATACAACGACTAACATAAATAACACTGAAGAGTATGACGGAACAAATTGGTCTAATGGTAATACTATGCCTTATTCAAGAGCAAACATTACTATAGCTGGAACTCAAACAGCTGCAATACTTGCTGCTGGATCACCTGCGTCTCCAACTGCTACACTTGAATATGATGGAACAAATTGGACAGCTTCTGCAGCATACCCTGCTATGCCTGTATATTCTGTGGGAAGTTCAGGAATACAAACAGCTGCTCTTTTCTTTGGTGGTTTTTCTCCACCTCCAGTATTATCAACAACTGTTGCTTATGATGGAACTTCTTTTAGTTCAAGACCTTCAATGGGAACTGCTAGATATGGTGTAGGTCCAACTAGTGCAGGGCCATCAACTTCTACAATAGCAGCAGCGGGTGCAAGTTATCCTAGTCCAGCTGCTCTTACAGTTTCTGAAGAGTTTTCTGGAGGCACAGAAACAGTTACAGCTAAAACATTGACATCTAGTTAATAACATATATATTGTAAGACGAAAGGATTAACATGACAGAAAAAAGAAATATACATGCACTTATAGAAAAAGAAGCACCAAGCTTAAATAATTTATTAGATCCAGAAGATGTAAAAGAGTTTAAGGCTATGACAGCCGAGCTCCGAGACACATGGACCAAGAAACAAGTATTTAGAACAGAGACAGAAATGAGAATGTCTGTTCTACAGGATATGAAGTATCCAACCAAAGCTGCAAAATATTGGCAGTGTGTCAGAGAACAGAACGTCTTCTTAGAAAACTTAATGAGTTTATCATTTGATTGCAGAAGAACAGAAGCAAAAATTAAATGGTTAGAGAAAAAGATTGAAACAGAAAAAGACGAATATAAATTAACAAAATATCAAATAGATTTAGATGAAGCTAGATATGGTTTAGCAAACATGCAATTAGTTGCAAGAGATCGTATGAGAGAAATTAAACTATGGTCGACGTTAAAGAAAGAATTCGATGATGGATCGTTTGATACAAAAGATGTCAACAGACATCAGTTAGATTCTTATCATTTGGTAATGAAAAATAAAGCAGAGACATTGACATCAGGCTCAAGTCAGCCAGAGGTGTTTAATGTGCTAGGTCAATTAAAGAGTATAGAAAGAGTTAAAAAATCAGGAGAAATGATTTACAACAAGAAAGAACAATTAACCAGTGACCTCGGAGCAAAAGACAAATAAAAAACTTTGCTTTTTAGTAGCAATGCCTAGATCAGGTAACACTTTGTTTGCAAGTGTTATGAATCAAAATCCTGATATAGCAGCTACACCTAATTCTATTACATTAGAAATAATGAAAGATTTATTTTTATTAAAAGAAACAGATGTGTTTTTAAATTATCCAGATCATAAATCTTTAGATAATGTTTTAGATTCTGTGTACGATACTTATTATAAAGACTGGCCACAACGAATAATCATAGATCGTGGTCCTGTAATGACACAAGGTAATTTTGCATTAATGCAAAAACATTTTAAACGACCTTTTAAATGTATTGTATTATTAAGAGATTTAATGGATGTGTTAGCTAGCTATATGCAATGGTATACAGAAAATCCTGATTCATTTGTTAATAGATTTAATTTAAAAAATGATGAAGAAAAATTAAGTATGCTCATGAATAAAGATGGTGCTATTGCAAAAGATTTACAAGCAATAAGGAATGCATACAATTATCCTAACATATGTCATTTTGTAAAGTATGATAATTTAGTAGAACAACCAGAACAAGAATTTAGAAAAATATATCAATTTATAGATGAACCTTATTACAATCATAGGTTTGATAAATTAGATCAAGTAAAAGTGAATGGTTTATCTTATGATGACAAAATAGTAGGTAGTAATATGCACAAACTATTTGATGGACCAATAAGAAAAGTATATAACCCTTACATAGAAAAAATCCCAGAAAGGATTAAACAAAAATATGGACACATCAGATTTTAGCGTAATATTTTTAGGACAATCTGTATTAAGGTATCAAGTGCCTTTAGATATATATAATACAATCAACCATATTTATGAAACAAAGTATTCTGAATTAAAACCTGCTAATAAACAATTAGTTGGTAAAATAGAAAAAGAACATAGTTTATTTTATGATGGAGAAGATACTGAAAAAATGACCACACATAATCGTTTACCACAAAACATATTACAATGGTTTCATCAAAAATTTAATCATTATTTACAATGGAACAATATAAAAGAATATGAAATGCATTTGAACTCTGTTTGGGTTAATACCATGTTTCAACATGAATATAATCCAATACACATACATCAAGGAACATTATTTACAGGTTTATCTTCCGTTATGATTTTAAAACTACCACCAAGTTTTGGTGTAGAATATTCATCACCACATGCACCACAAAATGGTAGACTACAGATATTAGGATCAACTAATGGTCAGTTTGCAAATGTTGATTATCAACCTAATATTCAAGAAAGAGATTTTTATATTTTTCCATATGATATGAGACACTGCGTGTATCCATTTAATGGACCAGGATATAGAAGAACACTAGCCGCAAACATGGATGTGCAATATAATCCAATTCAAAACAGAGGAGTAAGTTAATGTACGAAAATCAAATTATAACAGAACCAAAATGGAAAAGTTGGATAATACAAACAACAACACCATTGTTTACACCAGAGCAATGTAGACAAATTATTGAGGCAGGTAGACGACAGCCGCCACAAAAAGCACAAGTAGGAATGAACAAACCTGAAGGTGGATTAGATACAAAGAAAAGAGTTACAACAATATCTTGGATACCGTTTAAAGAAATGGAACATATGTATCGTGACTTAGATAAATTTATACAAAAAGCAAATGAAAATCATTTTGGTTTTGGAGATATAAGAGTTACGGAACAAGCTCAGTTTACAGAGTATCCTGAAGGAGGATTCTATGATTGGCATATGGATTGTGATGTGCACATGCAACATGAACCACCTGTTAGAAAAATATCAATGACACTTTTATTAAATGACCCAGCTGAGTTTGAAGGTGGGCATTTAGAACTTATGGCACCTGGTAAATTTGCAGAACTTAAACAAGGGCACGCTATTGTGTTTGCTTCTTTTTTAAACCACAGAGTACAACCGGTAACACGAGGTATTAGACAATCTCTTGTTGTTTGGTTTGGAGGTAAACCATTTAGATGATTAAAGAACAATTTTTTCCAACTAATATATATGGTAAAGATGTAAAATTAGATAATCAATTATTTGCTAATGAAATAATTCAATGGTCTAAACGAGATCCGGGTGTTCAAAAAACAAATCGTAATGGTTGGCACTCTACAACTGAAATGCACAAAATACCTGTGTTTGAACCTTTAGTAAAAGAATTATTTATAATGATGAATGATATATGGAAAGAAGAGTGGTTAGATAGACAACCAATTTTAGGCAATATGTGGGCTAATATAAATCCACCTGGTGGGTATAACGCTCCACACATACATCCTAATAGTTTGTTTAGTGGTGTGTATTATATAAAAGCACCAGAAAACTCTGGAGATTTTAGTTGTACCGATCCTAGAGCAGGAGCACAATTAAATATGCCTGCAAGAGTAAAAGGCACGCCACCTAAAGAGTTATGGAGAGAAGTTCATTTAAAACCAGTAGAGGGTAGAATAATAATATTTCCTTTTTATCTTTGGCATAGCGTTGCACCAAACCAATCTAATGATATAAGAATATCAGTAAGTTTTAATTTTATACAACATGGCTTTCAATAAATATCAAGTAATAAAAAATGCGATAAGCTACGAGTTAGCTAATTTTATATTTAATTATTTTCT